AATGCAAGCGGAGATATGTTTCCGATGGTGCAAGGCTCGACAACATTCAAGACAACACTTGCCAAGATTTCAACTTTTTTGCAGGGTTATTTGACGGCATCCACAAGTGCAAAAGGAGTTGTTGAGTTAGCAACTAATGCAGAAACACAAACAGGAAGCGATACAACGAGAGCAGTAACACCTGCTGGACTTGCTTCAGTTGTTGCGAGTGAATCACTTGCAGGACTTGCAGAGATAGCCACACAAGTTGAAGCGGATGCAGGCACAGATGATGCGAGAATCATAACTCCATTAAAGTTAGAGAACTTTCATAAATGGGCAACAAAGGAAAATATATTAAATACTGCTAATACTGCGAGTGGTGTAAGTTCAGTTACATTGAACACGACAAGTGGAGTTTGCACATTTACTCAATCTGTTGTGAAAAATAGCCTTGCTAATTTTACTCTTAACAATACTAATATAACTAACAATTCTGTTATAGATTTTGAGATTAAATACTCAGGCTCAGGCGCACCTGTTGTTATGTATTATCAAACAACTGCAAATCAAGTTACATTCCATATAGCAAACCTTCAACTCACTGGACATAATGCAGATACTGATGCTGACATTACAATCTGGTTTAAAATAGTAGGATAATGAACCTAATAAAAATAGAATTTGAAAACAATAAAGTTCCTGCATTTGTAGAGCCACGCAAAGGCTCGCAACAAAAGTGGGTTTTTTATGGAGAGAACAATGACTATCCGCAATTCCTTACAACCTTGTTTAATAGGTCGGCAAAGCACAATGCTATTTGCACCGATAAACAATTATACATAACGGGGCAGGGATGGACATTTGATGCCACAGGGATTGAAGGTGAATCTGAAGCACAATTAAGGGCATTTATTGACAATCCTAATCCTTATGAAACACTCAATGATTTGCTTTCTAAAACTGCATTGGATGAACTTCTTTATGGTGGATTTTATCTTAAAGGTGTATGCGATAAAACAGGGCAGTTAGCTGAACTTTACCACGTTGATTATAGCAGGGTAAGAAGCAACGAGCATAACTCAGAGTTTTATATTTCTGATTTTTGGGTGAATACTGATGGCACATACAAGGCAAATCTGAAACCAGATGAATATGAAACATTGCCTGCGTATGACCCAAGCAAAAAGCAGAAAGTTTACATATTTTATTACAAGTCTTACAGGCCGGGTTTAAAGACTTACACTTTACCCGAATATATTGGGGCAGTTCCTGCAATCATAACCGATGCTGAGATTGCAAACTTCCATAGAGCCGAAATTCAGAACGGATTTAAGGGTTCGAAGATGATTGTATTTAAGAACGGAGTGCCTTCTTCAGATGAGATGAAGAAAACTGAAAGGCAATTAAAAGCCAAATTTACAAATACAGATTCAGCAGGAAGTATGGTTGTTGACTTCGTTGATGACCCTAACCGAGTGCCAGATGTGTTGACTTTAAATGGCGATGACTTTGACAAGCGATATGAGGCATTAAACAAAACAATACAAGAGGAAATATTTGTCGGACACAAGGTGGTGTCTCCTATGCTTTTCGGTGTGCGAGTTGAAGGCCAGTTGGGTGGTAGGAATGAAATGATTGATGCTTTTCATTTATTTCAAAACAAATATATTTCGCCAAAACAGGAAATACAGGAAAAGATTTATAACATTTTTGCACCTGTTAAAGGCAAGTTACAGATTAAGAAAGTTGAGCCAGTAATGGCTTCAGTTGGTGAAACTATCTTACTTGACTTATTAACTCAAGATGAAATGCGTGAGATTATCGGGCGCAAACCACTTGAGCAAGGTCAGTTGACAGTTAACCAAAGTAAAACGGCACAACCTACACAGACATTTGCAGAACCAAAGAAGCAAAATGATGAGTTGGACTATTCTGTATTTTCCAAATATGGTGAGCCGATTGAAAACTTTGTATCAGTAAAGACAAAAAAGTTTATTGCATCAAGGCAAGAATTTTTATCTAAGTTGGAAGAAGGTGTTTTGGATATTATCAAAAAGACTCCAGATGTAACGGCAGAAGATTTGGTTAAGATATTTGACACGGATAAAACAAAGATTGATGATGCACTTGAAACCCTGACTGCTGAAGGTTTAATAAAGCTATCAGACAAGGGCATAAGCCTGACCAACAAAGGCGATAAAAAAAAAGTTCCTGACTTCGAGGAATTGTTCATCCGATATAGGTATGAATTAAGACCAGATGCACCTGCATTGAAACCCGGTGGAAAGTCAAGAGATTTTTGCAGGGCAATGATAAGCAACCCACGTTATTTTAGCAGGGAGGACATTGATAATATTAGCAGGGATTTAGGGCAGTTGTATGACATACCTAATTATGATGCGTTTAAAATGAGGGGCGGTTGGTATCATGACCCGAATATGGATGTAAATGTTCCATATTGCAGGCATGTCTGGGTTCAATCTTTAGTAAAAAGAGCTAAATAATATGGATAAAATAACTTGGATAAAAGGATACGAAGGTCATTATAGTATTAATGAAAACGGTGATGTTTTATCTCACAAATATGGGTATTCAAAACCTATAAAAAGATTTGTTAATCATGGTGGGTATGAATATTATACCCTTTCAAAAGCTAATAAACAAAAGGCTATTGTAATCCATAAATTAGTTGCAACAACATTTATTGGAGAAAGACCTAACAATATGCAAATAAATCATATTGATGGTAATAAATTTAATAATCATGTATCCAATCTTGAATATATTAGCGCATCTGAAAATATTAAACATGCTTATAAAAATGGATTAATGACAAATGTTTATAAAGGATTATCTGAAAAGAATAGCAGAGAATTAATTGATGTTCAGACAGGTATCTTTTATAATTCTATAAAAGAAGCGAGTGAATTATTAAACATAAATTATTCAAGACTTATGAATATGGTTTCAGGAAGTCAAAAAAATAAAACTAATTTAAAATACGCATGGCAGTAAAAGTGATGCTTTTGAGTGAGGCTACACTCAAAGAAAATAGTGTACTACAAGATAATTGTGATATGAAGGTTGTTACACCAACTATCTATCACGTTCAGAACTTCTATATTTTACCCATATTAGGCACATCTCTATTCAATGAGATAATAGACCAAGTAAGGGTAAATAATGTGTCAGCATTGAATAAAACATTGCTTGACCTATACATCACTCCTTGCATGATTTGGTACACAAGGGCAGAGTTATTAATTCACATGACATATAAGATGTTCAACAAGGCAGTAGGTGTGCAGAATGCAGACAATATGAATCCCGCATCATTGGATGAGTTGATATACATTAAGAATGAGGCAACAAACAATGCACAGGAATATGCCCAGAGGTTGACCAAATATTTGTTAGCTAACGAAGAACAATATCCGTTATTCTTAAACCAACCAAATGTGGAGATTGATACCTTCTTAGCAAAGATGAACAACTATAATTCGGGTATGGTGTTGGATGGTGATGGATGTTGTGAAGGTCAATACAATTTTAGAGGAGTTCCACACTCACCATTGATGGCGCGCAAACCTTGTTATTGGTGCTAATATGAAAGGTGTACATAAATCCAACATAGAGAAACTTTATAAATATTTAAATGCAATACACAACGCTAAACAAGATATTAAACCTTATCGAAGAAGCCTGCGGTCAGCATGCCCAAGTGGCAAGTTTTCTGTTCGGAGAGGACAGTGAGATATCAACTCAACAAGAGTTATATCCACTGGTAGTGGCAAACATTGCCCCTGCCACAATCTCGGACAAAACATTGGTATTGCCTATGGTTATACAGGTGTTGGACATACAAAGAACAAACGAGGACAATATAAGAGATACTTTCTCGGATTGTTTGTCGATTGCACAGGATTTATATGCAATGATGAGCAACCCAGACAACGAGGACTATTTTCTTATTCAGCAGAATGTAAGCCTTGAGCCTGTAAGAGAAGCCTACCCTGACATCGTAAACGGATGGCGCATGACCTTAAACTTTGAACTTGCACAGACAAGGGATAGATGTTCTGTTCCGAGCAAATAATTAAAATTTATCTATTTAATAAAAATCTC